AGCGTGCCGCAAAGCCGCAGGGCCCATTTGCCCAGGCCAAGGCGCAGCGCCCAGTGCAGGCCGAGATCATCCCTCCGCCGAGCGTTAAGCCGGAGGCTCTAGGTGACCGGGCCCGCATCATCGCCGGCCGTCTGCTGGATGAGCTGGACGCGGTGACGGCGCATGCCGGCGAACTCGAGGACATGATCTGCACCGAGGAAAGCGATCCGCGGCGCCGACAGGCTCTACTCAAGGCGGTGTCGCTGAGCGAGCGGGCATCGACGCTCAAGAATCTAGCCACGGCCATGAAGACCATCAGCGAGGCCGGTGCGCCTGGCGGCAAAAAGGACGAGCAACAGCGAGCGGCAGAGGGTGTGGCCAACAAATTTGGCACCCGCACACCGCCCCGCCTGGTGGCTGACAACACGAAATGAAGGAATGGACCACGGCGCTGCCTGACTGGGAACGACGCATCGTTACCGGTCGAAGCCTGGTGCCGTTCAAGCCGCTGTTTCCAGAAGAGGCGGAGGAAGCTGTTCGCATCTTCAAGGAGTTGCGGATCGTTGATGCGGCGAACAGCCCGACATTCGGCGAGGCCTGCGAGCAGTGGGTGTTCGACTTCGTGGCTGCCATCTTCGGCGCCTACGATGCCGAGACCGGCCGGCAGATGATCCGGGAATTCTTCCTGCTCATCAGCAAGAAGAATTCGAAGTCCACGATTGCCGCCGGCATCATGGTCACGGCGCTGCTGCTGAACTGGCGGCATTCCGAAGAGCTGCTGATCCTGGCGCCGACGATCGAGGTCGCTCAGAACAGTTTCAAGCCGGCGGCCGCCATGGTGCGCGCTGATCCGGATCTAGAAGCCCTGCTTCACGTCCAGGATCACCTGCGGACAATTACGCATCGGGTCAACAAGGCAGCGCTGAAGGTGGTGGCGGCCGATACCGATACGGTGTCAGGCAAGAAAGCGGGTAGGGTGCTTGTCGACGAGCTTTGGGTGTTCGGTAAGCGTCCGCATGCTGATGCGATGCTGCGCGAGGCGACCGGTGGCTTGGTGTCGAGGCCAGAAGGCTTCGTAATCTATCTGTCAACGCAGAGCGACGAGCCGCCGGCCGGCGTGTTCAAGGCGAAGCTGGACTATTATCGAGATATTCGCGACGGAAAGATTGAGGACAAGAAGAGCTTTGGGCTGCTGTACGAGTTTCCGCCCAAGATGCTGGCTGCGGAACAGTACCTAGAGCCTGAAAACTTCTACGTCACCAACCCGAACATGGGGCGGTCGGTCGATCAGGAGTGGTTGGAGGACGAACTGAAGAAGGCATCCGATCCGGACGCCCGGCGCGTGTTCCTCGCCAAGCACCTGAACGTTGAAATCGGCATGAACCTGCGGGCAAACCGCTGGCCAGGTGCCGACTACTGGAAAAAGGGCGAAACGGCTGACATTGGCTGCACGCTGGCTGATCTCGGCGCCTTCCTCGACATGTGTGAGGTGGTCGTGCCGGGCATAGACGGCGGCGGCCTCGACGATCTGTACGGGCTGACTCTGGTCGGCCGGCACAAGGTCACCAAGGAATGGCTCTCTTGGACACATGCCTGGGCTCATGAAGGCGTTTTGGAGCGCAGAAAGAAGATCGCGCCGCGGCTGCTGGACTTTAAGCGAGCTGGGGAGCTGACGATCGTCAACGACGAGCTCGAAGACATTTCGGCCATCATCGAAATCGTTCGGGACATCAAAGAGCGCGGGCTTCTGGCCTGCGTTGCAGCTGACGCCGCCGGGTTGGGCGAAATGGTCGAAGCTCTGGCCGAGATCGGTGTGACCGATGAAGCCGGCATGATCATCGGCGCCCCTCAGGGCATCATGATGATGAACGCGATCAAGACAACCGAGCGTCGGCTGGCAAACGGCACCTTCAAGCACGCTGCTTCACCGATGATGGCGTGGTGCGTGGGCAATCTGAAGATCGAGGCGACTGCAACGGCCATTCGAGCGACCAAGCAAAACGCTGGTGACGCCAAGATCGACCCGATGATGGCCCTGTTCAACGCGGTCACGGTCATGGTCCGAAACCCTGAAGCTCAGGGCGGCCCATCTGTCTACGAAGAACGCGGATTGAGGATGGTATAGGCATGGGAATCCTCGATCTCTTCCGTCCGGATGCCCAGGCGGTAGCCGTTCACGTTGAGCCGACTATGGAGCCGTCGTCTGCACCTGTGGCCCAATCTGCCGTCGGTCAGGTTTCCGCGTTCTACGACTTCAACGATCCGCGCCTTCTCGAATTTATGCGCGTCGGCGGGATGACCGAGGCGGGCGTTTCGGTAACCGTCAAATCGGCGCTGAAGAACACGACGGTTCTCCGTTGCGTGTCCCTGATTTCGTTCGCCATTGCTTATTTGCCGCTTCATCTGCGCGTCAAAGCCACAAAGGACAAGGCTACCGATCACCCGCTTTTCAAGCTGCTGCATCGCAAGCCGAACCCTTGGCAAACATCCTTCGAATTTCGGTCTTTGATGCAGCAGCGGGCGCTCACCCATGGTGGTGCGTTCGCCCGTATCGTCTGGAGCCGCGATGTCGTTCGCCGGCAGAAGGTGCCGACGGCACTGATCCCGCTCGACCCAGAGCGGTGCAAGCCCCGGCAGCGCGCCGACTGGCAAATCGAGTATGTTTACACCCGCCCAGACGGTAGCCAGACGATCCTGCAGCCTGACGAAGTGTTTCACCTGCGCTTTGGTATGTCCGAAGACGGTATCACGGGCATGTCGCTGGTTAAGCAGGCTGCTGAAGCCATTGCGCTGGCCATGCAAACCGACAAGGCTGCTGCCCGCTTGTTCCGCAATGGCATGGTCCTGGGCGGTGTCCTGGCCGTGGAAGGCAAGCTTTCTGACCCTGCATTCGAGCGCTTGAAGGCGCAGATGGAGGAGCGCGAGGGCGCTGAACAGGCTCACAAGTGGATCATTGCCGAGGAAGGCCTTGAAGCGAAGCCGTTCTCCGCAAGCGGCAAAGATTCGCAGCGGCTGGAAACGGCGAAACATCAGATCGAAGAAATCGCCCGGCCATTTGGCGTCCCGCGGCCGCTTCTCGGTGTCGATGACACCTCATGGGGCTCGGGCATTGACGTGCTCGGCCAGTTTTTCGTCCGCTATGCCCTGAACCCATGGTTTGAAGCATGGCAGCAGGCAGTCGAGCGGGATCTGCTCACCGACGATGAAGCCGATCTGTACGAGGTCAAGTTCAACGAGGGTGCTCTCCTGCGCGGCTCGATGAAAGACCAGGCTGACTTTTTCAGCAAGGCGCTCGGCGCCGGCGGGCATCAGCCTTGGATGGATTACGAGGAGGTCCGCGAAACCATGGACCTGCCAGAGCGTGACGTGGCGCCGAACCCGATGACCCGGCCGCCGACCCCTGCACCGGAGCCTGCAGAATGAAGATCGAACGCATCGCCGACACCAATGCTGTGCTTGGCGCGCCAGTCGGCTGGGACGCAGAGAAAGAGGGCACGGAAGTGCTCGGCTTGCCTGTGCACCGGCACGAAAAGGGCTTCGTTTCGCCGTGGCGGCCGTCTCAGGACGAGCTTGAGCTGATGCTGAACGGCCATCCGATCTGGCTGCATGTCATCGGCGCCGGGCACCCGCCCGTCGCGGTGACCGTGGCGCCGGTACCGTCGCCAATCCAGGAGAACACCGATGCGGTCTAAACCTCGCGTTTTCGCCAAGGCTCGTCCTGGCGCCATGCCCATGCCGGCCAGCCGTGATGTGTCTGCTCTGACCAAGCCGCAGGTGTTTGAGAAGTGGTCGGCCGATGCCGCTGGGTTGCGCCCCAATGCGGTAGAGCAGGGCGACAACGTGATCACCATGTTCGACATCATCGGCGAAGACTTCTGGTCCGGCGGCGGCATCACGGCGAAAAAGGTCGCTGCTCAGCTGCGCGCTATCGGCGCCCGCCCGGTTGAAGTCCAGATCAATTCCCCAGGTGGGGACATGTTCGAAGGCATCGCCATCTACAACGTGCTGCGCGAGCATCCCCAGCCGATCACCATCAAGGTAATGGGCATGGCCGCTTCGGCCGCTTCCATCATCGCTATGGCCGGCGACACCATCGAGGTGGGCGCTGCGTCCTTCATCATGATCCACAACTGCTGGGTGCTCGCGATGGGCAACCGGCACGACATGCGCGAGACGGCCGAGTTTCTGGAGCCGTTCGATCAAGCCATGGTCGACGTCTACACGCAGCGGTCAGGCGGAGACGCCAAGAAGATCGCCAAGTGGATGGATGACGAAACCTTCATGTCTGGCACCACGGCAATCGAGCGCGGCTTTGCTGATGCGCTGCTCGAGGCCGATGCGGTGAAGGTCGACGACAAAGCCCGGGCGCAGGATCGTGAGGTCAACGACCTCCGCGCGCTCGAGCTTGAACTGGTTTCTGCGGGCCACACGCGCACCGAAGCGCGAGCTCGCATCAACAAAATCAAGGGCACGCCAGGCGCTGCCCTTGATGATGCCACGCCGGGCGCTGGCGCCGACTGGTCGGGTCTTACCGACCTCCTTGCAACGCTTCAGTCCTAAGAGGTCAATCATGAAGCATTTCTCCCCGTCCGCGCTGCTTGCGCGGTCGACGGCGCTCGTCACCCCGCGCGCTGTCACTGGTGCTCGGCTCCGTGCCGATGCCACCGATCCCAAGGCCCTTATCGAGGCCCTCAACAAGTCGTTTGAGGAATTCAAGGCGGCCCACGACCAGAAGCTCAAGGCCAAGGTCGACGACGTCGTGCTGAATGAGAAGATCGATAAGATCAACTCGAGCGTCGGTGACTTCCAGAAGGCAATCGACGAGCTCAACGCCAAGCTGGCAGCCGCCGACATGGGTGCCGGCCAGGGCCAGGTGAAGGATCGCGAATACACCGATGCGTTCCGCGCTCACTTCACCAAGGGCGACGTCAATGCTGCACTGAACAAGGGTGCTGACGGCGAAGGTGGCTATCTCGCTCCGATCGAGTGGGACCGCTCCATCGTCGATAAGCTGGTGCAGGTTTCGCCCATGCGCCAAATCGCGCAGGTGCAGACTATCGGCACCGCCGGCTTCAAGAAGCTGTTCAACAACGGCGGCACTGGCTCTGGCTGGGTCGGCGAAACTGCTGCGCGTCCGGAAACCAATACCCCGACGTTCAGCCCGCTGACCTTCACTCCGGGCGAAATCTACGCAAACCCGGCCGCTACCCAGCAGCTGCTGGACGATGCTGAAGTCGATCTTGAAGCTTGGCTGGCCGGCGAAGTCGAAACCGAGTTCTCCTACCAGGAGGGCATCGCTTTCGTGTCCGGCAACGGCACCAACAAGCCCAACGGCTTCCTGACCTACGTCACTGGCGCATCGAATGCGGCAACGCACCCCTTTGGCGAGATTGCTCTGACGACTGCCGCTGCTGCGGCCGTGGTCACCACCGACGAGATCATTGATCTCATCTACAGCCTTCCTGGCGAGTTTGCCCAGAATGCCCGGTTCACCATGAACCGCACCACTCAGGGCAAGGTCCGCAAGCTGAAGGATGGCGACGGCAACTACATCTGGCAGCCGTCCTTCCAGGCTGGCGAGCCGGCGCAGCTTGCCGGGTACCCGATCACCGAAATGGCAGCGATGCCGAACATGGCTACCGGCGCTGTGCCGATCGCCTTCGGTGACTTCCGCCGCGGTTACCTCATCGTCGATCGCACGGGCGTCCGCGTCCTGCGCGACCCCTTCACCAACAAGCCCTACGTGATGTTCTACACCACGAAGCGTGTCGGCGGCGGCGTGCAGAACACCCAGGTGCTTCGCGCCCTCAAGATGGCGGCCTCCTAACGGGCAAGCCCTAAGGGCGGCCTACCGGCCGCCTCAACCTTTCACCCGGAGAACTATCATGGCAACCAAGAGCCAAGCCGCCCGTGAGGCGGAAGAGCAGGCAGAGCGCGACAAGGCAGAGCAGGAGGCCCGCGAGGCTGAAGCTACGGCCAAGCGTGAAGCCGAAGAGAAGGCCGCCCGTGAGGCGGAAGAGCAGGCA